TTGCTTCTTTTAGCTGTATTTGTCTTGTGAACTGTTGGCTTAATTTAGCTCCAGCTTCTAGTTGTTGTTTTAGTAGCTTTTCTGCTTCCTCCACAGGGTCTGGGCCTGTGCGGCCTGTGCTGCTGCCGCCTGATGAAACCAACCTGTCCTTAAGTTCCTGTGCTTTGCGTTCGCGCTCTTGCGTAACCGTTTCAGGGGGGTCGATTGGCACCAGCCTCCCGCCTGGCCCATCAGGCTTGTAATCAATGCCGGCAATGTTTCTTGATGCTTCTTGCACGTCAATTAGCACCTGAACTTTTGCGGTATAGACGCCTTTGATGCCCTCTAATTCGCTCCTAAGTTCGTCAACTCGTCGTTTTTGTGATCGAATGGCACGGGCATTGCTGACGCCTGCACCTTCCATATCATTCAGCTTGCTTTTAGCTTCGGCTAATTTGTCATTTGTTTTTTTAATTGCAGTTTCATATTTTGAAATTTCTTTTTCACTGCCATTTAGCAATGAATTGAGGTCTGATTGCTCTTTGTAATAATTTACGGTTAAAGCTATTAGCCCCCCAACAGCTGCGGCGGCTGCCACCCACGGCAGCGCCAGCATTGCCCCCTTAAGTATCACCATCGCACCTGCCAAAAGCTTCGCCGCGCTTGTCGCGCCTGCCGCTGCCGGTGCAAATGCTGCAATTCCTTTTAACAGAGCGCTAACAGGAGATGCCAGCGCAAGGACTACCGCCGAAAAACCGATAAGTGCTGCCCCTGCTGTTTTAATTGGCCCTGGCAAATCACCAGCAGCCTTAAGCAGCTTGGTCAGCTCCTGAACGGCTGGGGTCACAACTGGCAATAACTCAGTCCCGATTGCATTGCTTAGTTCGCTGGTTGCATTACTAAACTCTTTGAATTTTGCCGCTGGTGATTCGGCCAAAATCTGCTGAATCTTATCCTTGTTCTTCTCAAATCCTTTCGCCAAGGCGTTGATCAGAATGTCAGAAGTGATCTTCCCTTCACTCCCAAGTTTCTTAAGCTCGCTGACAGCAACGCCCATTTCATCAGCAACTAAACCCAGAATGCCTGGGATTTGCTCGCTGACAGATCTAAATTCATCGCCTTGGAGTCTGCCGCTGCCAAGCGCTTGACTTAACTGAAGAAACGCCCCGCTCGCTGCAGCCGCGCTAGTGCCGCTTGCAATCGCCGTAGCGTTAAAGCCTTTGTAGACCGTTTGAGCCTCTTCAAGGGTCTTGCCTAGCGGTCTCAGCCTTGCATAAATATCTGAAAATTGGCTTGACGCTTCGGCTTGCGAAAGGTTAAACGTCTTAGCGTTATCTTTTACTAGCTGCTGTATCTTGCCAAATTCGCCATATTCTGCAGACAGCGCCTTAAGTCGTATTTGTGTCTGCTGAAAGCTTGCTGCCTGCCCAATCATCCGCTTTGTGAGCGCTGCAACGCCAAGCGACACGATCGCGCCTTTTAATCCTCCAAGCTTTGAACGAAACTTTTCGGCCTTAGTGGTCGATCGTTCAAAGCTTTTTTCTAAACGTTCAATTTCTTCTGTAACCCTTTTATACGCGGGGCCGTTAAGCTTTAAGCCAGCCCGGAGCTCTCTTAATGTAGAAATTTGAGCGCTTATCGCTCGTTCGGTTTTTAAAACCCTAGCAGATAAAACCCCTTGGACTTGTGAAAGCTTTGTGTATCCCCCCTGAGCTGATTCAGTAGCTGCTTTGACTTTCAGCGCTGCTGACGATTGCGCCTTAAGCAATTTGATCAGCTGGTCTGTCTTTTTAGCTGCTTCATCCGTTGCTTTCTTGAACCGCCCAAGCGATCTGACGCCCTGCGAGGCATCAACAATAAGCTTGACGATCGATTCAGCCATGGCCCTATTCTATCGGCCTCCCCTTTTTGCGCGGTCCATCGCTTGCTGCTCCTTCTCTGCCTTCAACTCGTAATATGCAGCAAAATGCACCATCTCAGCATCAGTCAGCTCTGTTCGCAGTCTGCTAACGGTCATGCCTAACTCGCAGGCTAGGTGGAACTCAAAAAAGAGCCACCCATCCTGCTTCAGTCGTTTTTTGCGTCTTCAAGACTGGCCTCTTCGCCAATACCAAACAGAAAGAGCTCCAGTTCATTCAGCACGCTTTCAGGTAACTGCCGCTGCAGCTTTGGCGCGTCAGCCGGTGCAAATGCCTTCGAGCCGTCCTCAAGCTCTGCCATCTGGCAAAGCATCTGGGTGCTCAGGTCTAACGCTTCATCAGTACCGGCTAATTGCTGCGATTTCTTGCGATCAGCCCTTGTGATCGGCTTAAAGTACAGACTGATAACAACCTTGCCGTCTGCATTCTTTACGTCAAACTTACGGCGCTGGTTGAGATCAAATTCCCCAACCAGCAAATCAACAGCGCGGTTCCTAGCCATTTAATACCAACTATTCATAAAATAATACAGCCCTATGCGTCTGATGTCATGTCGCCGTTGACGGTAAACGAACAATTAACAGTTACCAGATCACCAACAGTAGACCCAAGCTCCATGTTTTCGATCAGACCGGCAAAGGAGATTGAATCAGATCCTGACGTTGTGCCTGTGAGAAACAGCTCAAATGTTGCCGTTGCTGGGTCATTTGCCCTAATGGCCTCAGCCATAAATGCAGATTGGCCTGTCGCGCTTTTATCGTAAACCAACTCAACCGAGCCCGATCCTCCTACCAATCCGCCAGCGACAGTCGTAGAGGTCTGGCCTTGAACCGTCGTGTTCAGAACTGCTTTAGTAGTGCTGAGCGACCAACTGCGGGTTCCCACGACAGTTGCATTACTCGAACCTGCGGCGTCGAATTGGACGGCGCCCTGCTCTCCTCTGATTGTTGCCATTAGTCAAAGATCCTCGATAAATTCAAAGGCTACGGAAACCCTTGTTTGGAAAAACGGTTCCGGTTGAGGAGAATCCACAACTGCAGGCCCGCTGGCAGCGTCGAAAAAAACGCCAGAAACTATGGCCCTATTGTAGAGACCTCGGATGCGTTTCCCAATCGCATAATTAGCGCCAGGCCCAACCCCTTTTGGCGTGAAAATATTGCACAGCAGAACGCCAATGACCTTAGTGCTGCCCCTTGCCGTCAGGCCCTGGCTCAGATATTGGTTCCCGCCGAATTGCACAAGGCATTGAACCCACGATGATCTGGGGATCGGATCGTCAGGCATGTTGTGAAACACAACATGGATCGATGGGGAAAGCGCTAGCTCAGTCGCAAGACGGCCCTCTACGATCGATCGAACGGCATTTAGATCAACAGCAGCCATCAGCGATTCCTCCGCCGTATGAGTTCGATTCTGGCGGGGATCTGGAATGCGGCGATCTCTTTAGCCAAAATGTCTGGATAGCCGGGGATCGTCGGCGGGTTTTGCCTGGTCCGGTAAACACCGCCCCACGATCGCGGCAGGTTGTTCCCATAGACCACGGGCTCTGCGTAAAGCTTGCGATTGTGAATCTCAATTCGAGTTTTGCTGATCGGCACCTGACGCCAGTCGCCTCTGAGTATGTCGGTATCAACTGGTGTCTTTTCTTTTACTTGGCCTTCCCACTCCTTTGCCGCAAAAATGACCAGCTCCTCAAGCTCATCTTCTGCAAGCTTTGAAATGTCGCCTAAGTCAATTTGCCGTGCCATTGCTATGCCCTCAAAATAAACTCGTATGTGATCGGCTCATTGTCTTGCTCGATTGTGTCGAAGTAAATCACTTCATGCGAAACACCAGAAATCAAAACGCGGTCTTGCGTTGTTGGCGCGGCTGCCGCGTCAGCAGCGGCAATGATTAGCCGCTTATCGCCGGATTGGATCAGCTCATTCACTTCCCTAGCTGAGACACCCTGCAACACCCCTGTGATTTCGTTGCTGCTGATGCTTTCGCTGATTAGGCCGGTTGCCGTGTCGTAGGCACCGCCAGATACGGTCTGAACCGTGACTTCACCGCCTAATTTCTTCATCGCGCTTTGCGCTGCTTTTTGCAGAGAGTCAGCTAACGCCATTAGATACGGTAAGCGATGCAGGCGCCGCTAGTTAGCGTGACGCTAGTAAAAATCCCGTAAATCATCGAATCAGCGGGGAATGTCTCTCCGGCCAATGTGTTGCCGGTGTAATTTTCTGCCGTAATCGCGCTGATCGCAGTCTCTTCTTTGAAATACAGCGCCTTGAAACGTCCAGTATGGGCCAGCCCATCTGAGATAAATTCAGCCCCTGGCCCAAAATCAACGATCATCATTAGCTCCGTCTGATTGCGATGTTGCCTGGTCCGCTGATTCTAAGGCCAGTCAAATAACGTTCATACAATGGCGGCACCCGGTCTGCTCCTACGGCTCCTGAAGTGAGGTTTGGCGTGATGCTGATGCTGCCGATCGAAAGGCTTTTGTAATCCTCAAGGCCGCTAAGGCCGATTCCGTCCTTATTGTTGTGCAGATAAACCGCAAGCTCAATTTGGGCCCTTTTGATCTGATCTGGAATTTCGGTGTCAGTGTAATAATCCGCCGTGATCGTAAACGGGAAGCCGGTTGAATATCGGCTTGAGTAGGTGTCAGGCTTGCGTACCCCTGTCCGTGGCCATTGCAACGCCTGCGTATCAGTTGCCCGAGCACCAAGGAACCGCTCACGGTCTAGCCGCTGCGTAGCGGCTGTCAGGGCTCTGTTCCGTGAGTCATCATTACCTGTGCCCCATTTCGAGGCATCAGAACTCAATACCATTGCATCAACCAACGCATCAGCGTCAGTCAGCGTCAAGTAAGAGTTTGCGTTTGCGGCTCCTGCTGTTGCGACGATTACTACTGCCATCAGTCGGTTCCTTTTTGCTGGTCTCCTCCGGCGCCGGAGCAGCGGCAGCCTTAGCGGTGGCTGCTGCTGCTTCCTGCTCCTTCGCCTTCCTTCTAAAAGCGTAGAGCCCCATGGTTATGAGGCTGCAGCCTTCATCACTGCAAAGTTAATGGCCACGACCTCACCAGCGGTTGAACCGAGATTTGAGAGCGTGACATCGAAACTTCCTGCAGCTGTGGCGGACACAAACGCCAGATAGAGCCCTGTGCTTGCGCCAGACTGGACGCTGACCAGAACCACGTCACTAGCGGTAACAGAGCTATTGGTGACGGTAAAAGTCACCTCAGCATTGCCTGCTAGTGATGCGTTATGAGTTGTGATTGCCCCTGATGGAGCGTTCACGGTTACGCCTGTTGCCTTGCTTGTGAGCTGGGTTACAGCCTTGCCGGAGGTATAGCCAATGGCTAGGCCGGCGGATGTCTCAAAGATACTTGCCATGATTGATCAATCCATTGAAGAAACGACGGTTGCACGCACGATTCCAATATTCTTGGTTTCGTACACTTTGCTCCAGTTGGAAGCAGTTGCTAACTGAGTACGGTTTGGGTTTGCATCAGTCACGGCCCACTTTGCGCCCACTGGGTGATAGACGTAATGAAGGTCAAGACTTAGCGCCGAACTTTTCGCTAAAATATCGCGATCAGTTTCGGTCTGAATGCCAGCCTGCTCGCCGCTGCCAACGCTGCCCTGAGAGAACATGTAAACAGCGTATTCAGTCGATGCACCAGATCCAACGGTGTTCACGTCATCAGAGACGATGACTCGGAGCCCCAAGTAAATCGGGACTGTGACCTCTCCATAGGCGTTAGCGATTGACCCGCCGGATGCAGTTGCATCACCGCCGACAACATCTGTTGCCTTGACATAATCAACAGCACGACGTTCGACCAACTCGTAATAGGTCTTTGAGTGCATCACGATTGTGTTCAGCTTTTCGCCTTGATCACCGAGCAATGCGCGGGCCTGCGAAACCTGACGGGGGCTGAGCGATGTTGGAGTATCGCCAGATTCACCGTCGATCGTTAGCTCAAAGAACGCGGCAGCAGATGACGTGTTGTTGACCGGGCCAAACACACCGCTGAGACATGCGAGTAAGTCCTTTTGACGCTGATGGTTCACATAGTTGGCCATCTTCTGGCCAATAGCGGCCATCGGGTCAGCCCCAGATGCCAACGCTGCTAAATCACGGGATTCAAACGCACGGCCACGATGGAGCACGACGCCTACTTGCTTGTCGGCTGTGATCTTGCCTGGAGTCAGCGAAGAGCTGTCAGACAGAACTTCAAAATCGCCAGCTAAATTGGCTGAGAAAAATGGCACATTGACGAAATCGCCGCCATCCTCAGACGCATCAAGCTGCGCCAATGGTTGCACAACACCGCTTTGCAAAAATGCGTCCCGCCGCGTTGATTCTTCGATCAAATACGGTGTGAACACCTCCGGTACAATAATATCGCTGCGCAAAGTCGCCATGATTGACCTCCTGAAAATGGTTGTTTATTTTTCGGGCGTAACCCTTGCGGCTCTGCGTAGCTTCGCCTTTACTACATATTAGCGGCTTGCAGCATTCTTTAACCTCTCGTACAAATCACGATCTGTTTTGTATAGTCGTGACTGCTCTGTCAGGTTGAAGTTTTCAGCACTAAACGGGTTCTTTGTGCCTGGTGTGATCTCACTGCTAGCCCTCGACGATGGCGCACCAGACCCCTGTGGTTTTGGCGCTTTTTGCATCCATGCCGGTGTTTTGGCCTTTGCCCATTCCCCAACGGGGGTGCGTTCATAGCCATCAACTACCACGACAGTGCCATCAGGCTCACGCTGGATTTGATCGCGTTTCAACTGGGTGTTAAGCACCAGTTGAGGGTCGTGCACCACATCAGACAATGCGCTGACGGCTGGTGCCATCAACTCAAGCTCTTGCACTCGATCGGTCAGCTCCGCGATCCGCTTGTCCTTCTCAGTAGCTGATTCCCTGAACTGCTGTTCAAGTGCTGCTTTGGCCTCGATGTATTGGCCTTTGCTTTCCAGTTGGTCTTGCTCAGCCTTTGCCTTGAAGTCGATCAGGGCCTGAACGTCAACACCCTCAAGCCCTCCGTTTTCTTGTAACTTGCCAATCAACTCATAATTTTTAAGCTCCAGCGCCTTGACGCTTCTCTTTAGCGCCTCAACATCAGCTGTTGGTTGTTCTTGCTCTTGAGACGTAATCTCTTCGGTCACGTGAAACCCGTAAGGCTTATTTGCCTCACCACCTTACTTTATTCGCCCAAAAGGCTGCAGAAGTTTTGCCTTTGGCGATGTTTTTCGCATGTCGCGCTTTGAATGATGCGCGTTTTGCTTTATCAGCAGCTGACTCACCTTTACGTGGCGGCTTTGGCGTTGCGCCTTGCATACCAAACCGAATTAGCTTTGGCTTGCCGTCCGCGTTCACCACTACAGCGTGGCTTTTGCCGCTGGGATGGTTTGGCGTTCGGATCGGCTTGTTGTAACCGTCAAACGTATGGCCACCGCGCTTGATGCTCACTTCGTTTTTGGTGCTGCTTTCAACTGTGATCGACGCTTCAGGACTGGGTTGCCTGTCGATTCTGATTTGAGTTTGATCACGGGGTCATCAGCAGTGCCGACCCTGACGATGTTGCCACCTCTAGGGCCTTTGATCGCTACCCTGGCCCCGCCCATTGCGGTAACAGTGCCAAACGTCCGTTTGCCTTGATAAACCCAGCTAACCCGCTGCCCTTTTTTCATTTTTTCTTGCCGCCTTTCTTGGTGCCTTTTGGTTTCTTATAACCGCCGCATTTCATGGCTTAGCTGCTGTTGCTCTCATCCTACGGCTGACCATACCTTCCCTTGAGCTGCTTCAACGTCAATTCTGATCCATCATTCGCGACAAACTTACGAATCGCATTTTCTGGCCCATATTTCTTCACCAGTTTGTTCCAATAGGGAATCCTGCTAGGCCCCAAAACATCGCGCTTTACGTTGTCGCCTTGTTCCTGTAACCATTCCCCATACGATTGATTCGCTGGAACCGTCCGCGTCTTGGCTGCTTTGCTCATCGGCCCTGAAATGATGCCCGGCCTTCGTATTGCGCTCGGTGGTGGCTCAGGCATCCCTAGCGCTGCATAATCGATCTCTGGGACGGTCGTTGATCTGCAGTTGAAATGTTGCGGGGGTGTTGGCCCCTTGCCGTACTCAAACACCTGCTGATCTAACGCCCTGCAGCGTGCCGAGGTTCGTGAATCCAGCGTTGCAACGTATTTATATTTCTCGGTGATCTCAGCGTTCGCCTTGTAGATGGCCTGGCTGGTTGCGTTTGCCACCTGATTGACGCTTGTCCTCACCAACGTGTTCACCTGATGGTTGGCCACTGCTGTGAGCTGCCCGCCTGCCTGCGCTAGTTGCCGGACTGATAACGGCCCGAAATCAGCAAATTGCAAACGGCCCTTTAGGCGTTTCGCCATCTGCGGCCCTGAATCACCTGCTAAAAACCCAGACTGCACAGTTTTGGTGAACAGCTCAGCTTGAGATTCAGCGATCCCCCTGAATGCTTTTGATACGGTCGAGCCATTCGGCAACGTGATTTGAGCGCCCTGCGTTGCTGTCAGCCTGAATGTTGCCGGTGATGGCCCCACTGCTTCCAACAGGTCATCAGACAAAACGTTCAGCCCGATCTCAATTGGGTCCGTCATCACGACAGCACGGGCGAACGCTGGATCAATTTGCAACGATCTGACCTGCTCAATCATGTGATTAGGCACCATCTCCAGCAGCTGCGCCCTGATGAACTGCTCCTCAAATACGGCCAGGCCCTGCAGCTCACCTGCCAGCAGTGCGGAGCTTTCGCCAGCCCAGTTGTCGAGGCTTGCCCGTAGCTGCCTGACGATTTCTCTCAGCCTGGTTTGACGGTCAAAGGCTCGCTCATCTTCGACCAGGATCTGCAGCTCCGCGACAGCCTGCAAAATCAAACGGTTGTAAGCAATCGCAATCTG